GTTGATGAATTGATTGGTGATAAAGAACTATACTTAGAGGGTTGTTTAAGTTTTCCTGATCTTTGGTTACATGTTAAACGTCATCCAGAATGTATTGTTACATATCAAACAGTAGACGGGGAACTAGTAGAAAAGAAACACATGAAAGGATTAGAAGCAAGAGTCTTCTTGCATGAGTATGATCATTTATTGGGTGTAACGTTTGATGAACGGGTGACTAGTGCTTTGAGTTTAGAATTGGCTAAGAAACGTAGAGCAAAGAAGCAACGTTTGAATGCAAAATTAATTAAGAAAGCTAGTGAGTCCGTTTCACCAACGTAATAGATTTTCTTTTAACTCTTTTCTTTTGAAAGTCTGTCATGCTGACAACAGGTCCATGCAGTACTGTCAGTGACTTGTTGTTGAATGTTCTTAAGAAAGGTTTAAACATCGACCATTCTGCTTTCAAAAACAAATGAATAGGTATTTGACGATTAGATTCCCACCACCAGACATCACCTAACTCTAAAAATTTCATACGTTTTTCAGCATCAACAATAGCACCATAATCATAGATAGTAGTGACAAGATCATCACGGTTTTGCACAATCCCTACAAAGTCTTGGCCAGCGTATTGCAGTACTGAGATAAACGGATGAGAATCAGTCAGTTTTATAAAAAAGTCTATTGGTTTCTTTGAGTCTGTCATATATAGATAGTATTTATAAGCCTCACAAAAATGGTTATATTTCTTGGTTACACCCACCAAAGATAAATATAACTATAGGAGATTAAAATTTGTGTCGTACACTACTTCAGTTTATACATATACAGTCAGACAGATCGTTGTTGTTCTGTCAGGCACAAGCCCGAGGAAATATATGCCAGTTTATGCAAAACCATTAACGTTAAATAAAGGCGTTGACAATCAATTACAGTTTCAGTTTCTGAATCAGGAACAGAAGCCCGTCGATCTATCATCAATCGCGGCAGCCAATTTGCAGATTTCATTTAGGGCCATTAATTCAGATGGTACCGAAATCCTTTTAAGAAAGGCTTTAACACCCGTACTTGATGTCAATGGTATTTTTGTTCTTAATACATCAGCCGCCGAGATTGAAAACATCAATTCACAACAATGTTATTATTCACTAGAGTGGCCGAGTGGTAATCTTAACTTACCTGTGTTCGTAGATTCGAAAGCAGGAGCAAGAGGTGATTTAAGCATTGTGGATTCAGTTCTACCTTCTTTTGTTCCTTCTGAAGTAGTTACTATCCCTACAGGACAGACACTTCCGAATGCCAACGCAAATGCCAACTCTGAAGCAGTTACATTCTATTCAAGTATAATTAATACACAAGATAATCCTGTATTGTCAACATCATTAGATTATGATAACTATGTCGGTAACATAACTATACAGGGTTCCACTATAGTAGATAATGACTTTTACGATATCAACTCATTTCGATACGGTAACGCCGCAAACGGCAATAGTGAATCACGCACGATTGGATACACTATTAATGGATATCATCCATTCATCAAAATTAAATTCGAAGCAAATGTGGGTAATATAGTTACTATTTTGGCAAGATAAGTTATCCGAACTTATTGCTTTTACCTTTCTTTTACTGTATAATAACAGTTATGTTTGATATACTCACGGTAGTACCCGGAAAAAAGAAACAAACGCAGAGTGGCTGGACGTCATTCAATGCGCCGTGCTGTTCTCATAATGGACATAGCCCTGATAAAAGAATGCGAGGGGGTATCAAAGCAGACGGTGATGATTGGCAGTTTCATTGTTTCAACTGTAACTTCAAGTGCGGGTTTAAACTAGGCAGAGCAATCAGCAAAAAAACACGTTCATTCTTGCTATGGTGCAATATGCCAGAACAAGACATTAACAAGTGGTCATTACATTCTATTCAGCACCGAGATTTATTAGACTCTATTCTACGTAAAAAGAAACAAATAACATTGCCTAAGTTTAAAGAACAAGATATGCCTGACGGTGAATTGATCTACACTGCAAATAAAGATCATCAAGTGTACATCGATTACTTAATGAAGAGGGGACTAAATCACAATGATTATCCTTTTATGGTTACTCCTAATGAAACAGGCAGAAACGCATTACGATTGATTATACCTTATACATATGAAAATAAAGTTGTCGGTAGCACTAGCAGATACATCGATGATAGAGCACCTAAGTTTATTAACGATCAACAACAAGGCTATGTGTTTGGTACTGACTTGCAAAAGCCTGAATGGGAAATAGTCTTAGTGTTCGAAGGTATCTTTGATGCAATATCAATGAATGGATTAGCATTAACACACAACACAATCAATGACAATCAAGTTGCTGTTATTCAGCAGTTGGGTAAACGTGTTATTGTTGTACCTGATCAGGACAAAACAGGACTAGAGATATGTGATCGTGCATTAGAACTAGGGTTTGAAGTCTCTTTACCCAACTGGTCAGAAGATATTAAAGATGCAAATGATGCAATAATTAAATACGGTCGTCTGAATACATTACTAAGTATAATAGACTCTGCAACAAACAGCAAAATCAAGGTAGAAGTTATGAGGAATAAAATTGTTAAAAGAATTTAACCAAGAAGTACAAGAATTGTTCTTACGAATGATGGTAACAAATGCAGAGTTGTTTGTTCGGGTTACTAATATCTTTAATTCAGAAAACTTTGATAGAAGATTGAGACCTGTCGCAGAATTTATGAGAGAACATTCAGACAATTACAAAGTCTTGCCTGACTCGACACAAATCAAAGCGACAACAGGTGAAACAATAGATGTTGTGGCTGACTTAGACGAAGGTCATTATGATTGGTTTATGAATGAGTTTGAATCGTTCACTCGTAGACAAGAACTAGAAAGAGCGATCATGGCCTCGGCAGACCTTTTAGAAAAAGGTGATTACGATCCTGTTGAGAAGTTAATCAAAGATGCAGTTCAGATATCATTACAAAGAGACTTAGGTATCGATTACTTTGCTGATCCCAGGGCTCGTCTAATGCATTTGAAATCAAGTAACGGTCAAGCATCTACAGGCTGGCCAGTATTAGATCAAAAACTCTATGGTGGTTTCAACAAAGGTGAACTACAAATCTTTGCAGGGGGTTCAGGTTCAGGTAAGTCATTGTTCATGCAAAATCTATCTGTCAATTGGGTAGAGCAAGGCTTATCAGGTGTGTACATCACACTAGAGTTAAGTGAAGAACTATCAGCAATGCGTATTGATTCGATGTTGACTGATACTAAAACAAAAGAAGTGTTCAGAGACTTGGACAATGTCGAAATGAAAGTGAAGATGAAACAAAAAGCATCTGGTAATTTTCAAATTAAATATATGCCAGCACAGTCTACAGTTAATGATCTTAGAGCATTTACTAGAGAACTGCAAATACAAACAGGAAAAAAACTAGACTTTATGTGTGTTGACTATTTGGATTTGTTAATGCCTGTAAGTGCTAAAGTAAGTCCTAGTGACTTGTTTGTTAAAGACAAGTATGTCTCAGAAGAATTGCGTAACTTGGCAAAAGAATTGGATATAATCTTTGTAACTGCATCACAGTTAAACAGAAGTGCAGTAGAAGAAATCGAATTTGATCACAGTCATATCTCAGGTGGTATCAGTAAGATCAACACAGCAGATAATGTGTTCGGTATCTTTACATCACGCAGTATGAGAGAACGTGGTCAGTATCAGATTCAGTTAATGAAGACAAGATCAAGTGCTGGTGTAGGTCAGAAAGTTGAATTAGCATTCGATGTAGACACATTGCGTATTACAGATCCTAATATTAATGCCCCGGCGCAAAGTACAGGGCAACCTTCAGCACAATCAATCATGGATAAGTTTAAAACAACATCACAAGTAGGAGCAACAGATCGGGCAGTACATGAACAAGTTGATACACAACAAAAGAATGTAAGAGGAGATGTACAGAGTACTAAATTGAAGTCATTGTTGAACACATTAAAAGACAAATAATAACCGTTTTGGTCGTCTAAGACTAAATAGTAGCGAGGAAGTTAAACTTATGCAGAAGAAAACCAAAAGCCTTTTAGAAGAACTAGAAAATTTCGGTAGTAACCGAGATATACCGCATATTGTCGAGTCTCGTGGCAATAATATCATCACTAGTGCTGTAAACTTAATTGAGTATATACAACGTAACTACGATGACGCACAGGCTGACCAATTAGAAAAGAAACTGCTAAGTGCTATCCGAGGAAGAGACAAGAGTCGTTTTTCAAAGACGATTAAGAAATATCAAGGATAAGTAAATATGAAGTCAAATGATGTAATCGCAATCAAAGAAGGTGTTATCAGTGATATTGGTAACAAGATGTTTGGTGGCGGAAAGAAGGCTGACAAGAAAGGTAATTCGAATAGACAAGCCGCGCCTCAAATAGGAGATGGAGGAACCACTTCTACTAAGCGATTAGCAAAAAAACTTTTTGTACAAGATTTCGTGGCTGATGTAGTAAGTTCTCTCCAAGCAGGTATCAACTCCGGTCTTATTTTGCCTCCTAAGGCACATCATGCAGACAAAACACTAGATGAAGGCTACAACAAACTAGATACAGTTTTAGAAAATATTATCAAAGAGGCGCCTTTAGAAGTTAATTCAAACTACGGCAGAACTCTCTCAGACTTTATAAAAGATTGGCTTGGCCAATGGATGGTCGGTGTTGAGTACAGCAACAGTAAACCAGCATTGTACTCACTCATTGATTCAATAGAAAATACATATAATCAGTCAGCACCCGGAAAGCCCAATATCAGTAGGCCAATGCTTGCCCAATTAGCAGATGGTGCTTGGGCCGCATCCGCATCTTCTGGTATGCCTAAAGGCGCAAAAAATGCAGCCGGCGCGGGACAGATTGCCGCAGGACTTAATCCACAAGCGGCTGAAAAAGGACAACAAGCAGAGTATACCCCGACACCCAAATACGATTTTGTAGTTAAGACAGGTGCTGAACTAGGATCACCGACTAGTGGTGATAACAAACCAGATTCATTATGGCGTTATGACGGTAAGACTTGGATTCACTCATCTCCTAATAATCCGCAAGTAGGTAATAGAAACGCAACAGATGCAGAGATTGAGACATTAATGAATTATGTTAAACAGAATCCTGAATATCAAGCCGGCGTCGGCCAAGAAGAATTGAAGCTATCCGGCGGAAGCAACGTTGCAGAATCTAAAACTAAATCAGCATTACGAGCAGAAAAACTTACAGAACTAGCTAAGAGGTAAAAATGAGCCTCTCTACATCTATGTCTGACACATTACGTCAGTTAGAAAAAATCAACTTAGTCGAAGCAAAAGGGCATTTAGATCATCCAGAAGATTTAGTGTTTTTGGATGATATTGCAGGTGCTAATAATGCAATCAAAGCAATCGAACAAACTATAGCACAACCTGGTACAATCACTATTAAATGGGACGGCTATCCTGCTCTCATCTTTGGAACCAACCAAGATGGTAGATTTTCTATCATGGATAAACACATGTTCAATAAGAAAGATGGTACAGGGAGACAAGTTTTTTCAGCAAAAGAATTTAGAGTATATGACAAGAACAGAGGTGTTGATAGAGGAGACTTGTATCAAATTATAGACAGCATTTGGGATGGACTAGAAAAAGCAGACAGAGGATCAGTAGGTTATTATTGGGGAGACTTGTTATTTGCTAGACCATTGCAAGACCAAGACGGTTACTATTCATTTAAAATGAATCCAAACGGAATAGCATACAAAGTTAAAGCAGATAGTGAAGTTGGACATATGTTAAGCGGTAAAACTGCAGGGATAGGAGTGCATACATTTATCCCTGCAAACGCAGTAACTACAGATGAGTCATCATCACTTGACGGAACGATTGGTAACTTGCACAACAACAGTGATGTAGCAATTGTTCCTAGTAAAATGCCTCTTACACCCAAAATTAAAATGCCCGGTAAACTTAAAGCAGAAGCAGAAGCAGAAATTGCCAAATACGGTAACGATGTACGGCTTCTTATGCAGTCTGCACCTCAAGCACGAAACGCATTTAATTCTTTATTCACTGTTTTTATTAATAAAAAGATTGTTTCAAAAGACTTATCAAACTTGTACAGTGATTTCATTCAGTTTATTGATCAACGGTCAATGACTGACTCTATGAGAACAAAAATCACTAATCACTTTAATGCACACAAAGAAGGTGTGATTGGAGCCTTTAAGATTTGGATAGCATTGTACAATCTCAAACAAAACGTTGTGGATCAATTAGATAAAGCCGCACAGTCTAGTCCTGTAAAAGGATACTTAGATGACGGAACTGAGACCCACGAAGGGTTCGTTGCTAATGGTCTTAAATTTGTTAATAGAATGGGCTTTTCTGCTCAAAATCTCGCCGCAAAGTAGTTTATTCCCTCATTTTTTCGTATTAGGACTAAATATTAGTATGAACCTCATGGTGAGAGTTCAAAATAATATAAAGATACGCATAGTATCTTTGAAAACAAAAGGAAAATATCATGGCACAATTTACCAAAGCAAACGGAGACTTTCAACCGGTCTTTCATCAGGATGCGGCTTCTTACTCAAATGGCGGATTAAACTCTTATACTACTGGCGAAGCAGTTAACGTACAAGGACCAAAACTTCAGTTCGGTATCGTAACATTTACTGGCGAAGCATCAGCGGCTCTTCCAGGCGCAGACTTA